ACGTAGACCCGCGCACGGTCAAGGGCTGGCTGGCGGGCAACTGCCCCAATGGAACGCATCTCGTGCGCCTCTGCCAGCACTACGGGCGGGCGTTCACGGACTTCGTGATGGCCGGGCCGAATTGGGTCGATGACGCGACGTTCGAGGCTGAAATGGCAGCGAGCCGCGTTCGGATTGAAATGCTGGAACAAAAATTTATCGACCAAAATGGAGAGCCGAATGCGGGGCTGGTTCGCAAAAGTGATGTTTGAAATTAGCCGGTTCGCATGGCTGCGCGGTGAGCGCGGAATGCGGTTCTGGCGGAAATGGGGAATGTGAAAATGAACAAGGTTATAAGCATCGATCCCGGTAAAACCGGCGCAATCGCTATCCGTGAAATAGGCGGGCCTGCGCCCATTATCTATGACATGCCGGATACAGCGGCGGGCGTTGTTTCGCTCCTGTCTGAACTCTCTGGCGATGTGCGGGTTTGCATGATCGAAAATCAACAGGCCATGCCGCGGCAAGGGCTATCGTCAACGTTCAACTACGGCGTTCATTGCGGCGTTCTAACTGGCGCTGCGATTGCCGCTGGCCTACCTATCGAGTTCGTCACGCCTGCCAATTGGAAACGGGCAATGGGGCTTATCAAGCAGGACAAGACCGCAGCCCGCAACAAAGCCTCGATCATGTTCCCGGACGCTAAGACCGGCGACGGGGCTGATGATCCATTCAAGCGCGTGAAGGATGACGGGCGGGCTGAAGCCGTGCTTATCGGCGTCTATGCCGAACGCCAGATGGTGAGGGTGGCGGCGTGAGGCTCACAAACCGCCATAATCTCCCGCAGGCCATCGTCAACGCGATTAAGGCGGACCCCTATTCCAAGGGCGACGCGGATATCAGCGTAACCGGCCTGCTAGGCCCGGCGCGTAAACGTCAGTTGGAAATCAGACACGCGCACGAGATTGAAGAGGACGCGGCAGATCGCATTTGGTCAATCCAAGGCCAGGCCATACACGTCATCCTTGAACGTGCAGCAGACCCTACGGTCACGCTGATCGAAGAGCGCCTATTTATGAAGCGCTACGGCTGGACGATATCCGGACAGTTCGACAGCCTCGTGATCGCCGGCAAGACGTTGCAGGATTACAAGAATGGTTTCGTCCACGCCTTCCAACGTGGCGTTAAGGATGAATGGATTGCGCAGCTAAACCTCTATCGGCTCCTGCTGATTGATAATGGCTTCATCGTCCCCGAAAAGTTGCAAATCGTGATGATGCTTCGGGATTGGTCTAAGGCCAAGGCCCGCAATCCATCCTATCCGCAGTCAGCCGTTCAGATCATTGATATTCCTGTTTGGGATCAGGTGACGGTTGAGGGCTATCTGCGTGACCGCCTTATGGCACACGGCACCGCGCAGACGGAATTGCCGGAATGCACGGACGAAGAGCGTTGGAAGTCTGACGATGTATTCGCCGTCATGGGCGAGGGCAATATCAAAGCATCATCCACGCACACCATTCTGGAAGCAGCCGAAGCGGACGCAGAAGAGCGTTCAGCCAAGGGCAAGAAACAATATCACGTTGAGAGCCGGACAGGCGAAAACAGACGCTGCGCTGATTATTGCGCCGTCTCCGCCTTCTGTTCTCAGTGGAAAGCAATCAACCCGGATCGTCTGGGTTTGATGGGCGGCAACAAAGCCGCGTAACGAAGAAAGAGAAATGACCAATGGCACTAGGACTTAATGAAGGCGGCGGAAATTTCACCCCATACATCAAATACAACGCCAAAGCTGGGCGCTGGTATGTTCGCGAAGGCGAAGGCAACGAAGCACATGATGTTGAAGTTCAGCCTGATAAAATGGTGTTCGTCGCTGATATCGACAACATCGAAATCGGTTGGATCAAGTTCCCGCAAGGCGGCGCTCCTGAAACGGTACTCGCACCGGCGACAAGCACTAAGCCGGACCGTCCCGCCGATGATTTCAAGTCTGGCTTTCGTCTGAAGATTTTCAGCGCAGCCAACTTGGATGGCCTTCGCGAATGGATGGCGTCTAGCACCCTCGTTAATGGCGCTATCAACGAACTGTATGATGCTTATGAAAAGGAAGTCGGCAATCATGCAGGAGAATGCCCGGTAGTGCGCTTCACAGGTGCGCAGCCGGTCGTCAACAAGCACGGCACGAACTACAAGCCGGGCTTTGAAATCGTGCAATGGACCGCGCGTCCTGCTGAATTTGACGGGGCGGAAGCTAATCCGCCGGCACAACAGCAATCGGCACCGGCGACCGTTGCAAATGATCCACCGCCACCGCCTCCAAGCCAGCCCGCGCAAGCTGCGGGAGGCGTCAACTTCTAATTTGGCATGACTAAGGCGTGGGCTAGAGGCGTTGGAGCGCCCCTAGCCCCGTCACTCCGCACACACGAGGGAATCTAGGTGAATCACTTCATGCCAGACGGGCGACAAGGCATCTTAAGGCCCGATCACGACCAAATACTAGAACACCTGACAATGCTCTTCGGCGAAGAGATTGACGGGACATTCGAAATCGCATGGACACGCGGTCGAGCGATCGACAACGCCAAAGTGTTCAATATGGACGATCTAGAGCGCGCCGCGGCGCTTGCCGTCGAACGCAATTCAGACGCCGGTAGCAACGTCTATATCGGCCTCACATCCCGCCAGCCCGGAACCTTCCCGGATGGCCGCACGACGGATGGTGATTATTACAAGACATTAGCCGTCGCCGTTGATCTGGATGATGAAGGCGCATTCGATGATGCGCGCCTGACATATGCCAGCCTCAACATGAAGCCGACCTTCGCCGTCGTCACCGGCGTAATCCCGCACACCCGCGCGCAGCTTATCTACAAGCTTGAAGAGCCGTTCGGGGATCCAGACATTCACCGCGAAATGATGCGCGGCCTTGCGATCAAGTTCAGCGGCGACAGGTCAATCAGCAATCCGGGCCGCGTCATGCGCTTGGGCGGCACAATCGCATGGGCAACCAAGCCAGGCCGTCAGAACGAAATGACGGCGCTACATAAACTGTCGGGCATTGAATACCCTACAACGCGCCTCTTGGCCGTTGCTCGTGAAGCCATAGCCGCAGAACGCACCATAGAAACGCCTACAAGCGGCCTGGGGCTTGTGTCTAACGTTGGCGCGGATATCGACGGCATATTGCGCGAGATAAAGACCGCAGACGGCGGGCGCTGGCGTGAACTTGCCTTGCAAATGACGGCTTCAATGGTTTCGCGCGGGCTACCCGATAGCGCCATTCTCGCAATGGCCGAAGCGATGACGGCGGAAGGCTGGACAGTCAGCCAAACCGTCGCCGATCTGGAAAAGATGATCGAAGGCGCGCGGCAGAAAGGCTATGCGCCAACTGAAGCGCCTGAGCCGCCTGCCGTCATTGAAGCCAAGGCAAAGCAGACGCAAGCAGCCGAAGGCTTCAATATCCGCGAATGGGATATCGCCACACGATACCACGGCGCACCCCCTCCGATTGATTGGCTGATTGAAGGCGTCATTCAGCGAGGATCACCCGGCGTGGTCGCCGGTATGGGCGGCATCGGTAAATCATTCCTGGCGCTGGACGCCTGCATAGCGGTCGCCAATCCTCCGGCAATCGGCACATCGCGCGTATTCGGCAACGATATACACGGCCAAGGCAACGCCATCTTCTTTACCGCAGAGGACGACGTTGACAGCGTTCACCGCCGCATCGAGGCGCTAGACGCCACGAACCGCGCCAGAACGCATGAAGGGCGCGTGTTCGTTATCCCACTCCCCAATCAGAAGGGCGTCGCCCCGATCATCCGCAATACGGCTATGGGGGGATTGGAAATAGCCCCGGCCTTCTCAGCCGTGCGGGAACAAATCAACTCAATCCCAGACTTGGCAATCGTCGCATTCGATCCGCTCCAAGCATTCGTGCAAGCCGATCTGAACGCATCAGAAGTAGCGCGCGCATGGGGCGATCTGATGGCTGAATTAGCCGCCGAAACGGGCGCGGCCATGCTCACCATGCACCACATGAACAAGGCGTCATTGCAGGCCGAAACGCTTGAGGATGCGCGTCAGGGCATTCGCGGCAACACCGATATCGTTGACAGTCACCGCATGGCTTACGTGCTCTGGAAAGCGCCAAAAGGCCAAGCCGACAAGATAGCGATGCAGCTTGGCGAAGACCCCGAAAAGACCGGCGTTGTCTTCGGTGGCGTGGTCAAAACCAACGGCCCGCAAGACCACCGGATGCATACATATCTGCGCGCCGAAAGCGGCCTGCTCGTGGACGTGACAGAGCGCATTCGGGAAGCATCAGATGGCCCCGCTGTGTCTGAATCCCTAGCC